GCCGCCCATCCGGCAAGGCGCAGACCAAAGACCTGCACCGGCATAGTGGCGGCAGTTCTCGCAGTATGATTTTGTCTGGGTGGTGGCGTTCATGTGTCGTTCCTTGTTTCGTTGCCCCTATAATACGAGCAATGTATATAGCGTCAAGGGGCTTTTTATACTTTTTTCGTATTGACGCGAAAAAAGGCTTATGCTATAAGGCCGCATGACTTTGGACCAATATCTCGCCCGCAACGGCATCACCGAAACGGCTTTCGCCGCGCTTATCGGCACCAGCCAGCCTAACGTCCACCGTATCCGCAACGGGCAGATACCGGGTAAGGATTTAATGGGCTTGATCTATATCAAGACCGGCGGGCAGGTTACGGCGAATGACTTTTACGGCATAGGGGAGGACGCATGAGTGCGCCCCTGATCTGCATCGGCGTCACGCTGATCTGCGCCGCGCTGGCGGTAATGGTTTATGCTGCGTGGAGGGGGGAGTAGATGGACAAGCTCCGCGTCCTTGATCTGTTTTCCGGCATAGGAGGGTTTAGCCTTGGCCTTGAAAGAACGGGCGGCTTCGAAACAGTCGCGTTCTGCGAAATTGAAGCGTTCCCTCGCAAAATCCTCGCCAAGCACTGGCCCAACGTCCCCTGCTATGACGATGTGCGAACCCTTACCGCAGAACGACTTGCTGCCGATGGAATTGCCGTTGATATCATCTGCGGCGGGTTCCCATGTCAGGACATCAGCTTTGCAGGACTTGGGGCCGGATTGGCTGGAGAGCGCAGCGGGCTGTTCTATGAAATCGCACGTCTTGTTGGCGAATTGGGACCAGAATACATCATCCTGGAGAACGTCGGCGCGCTGCTTTCTAGAGGGCTGGATGCGGTTCTCGGAACCTTGGCCTCGCTCGGGTATGATGCGGAATGGCATTGCATACCAGCTTCCTACGTTGGCGCACCTCACAGACGGGATAGAGTCTGGATTATTGCCTACGCCCCGCTCATGCAGCGCAATGGCTGCGACGATCACGCCGCAATCAGCATGGTCCGCACGGTTTCCCAATTTAGAAACGGTAGTGGGCCGAATACTATGGCCCACCCCATCAGCATCAGACAACAGGGACAGGGGGAATCTTTCCTCGCCAGCGATCAAGCGCCGCGCATCGATCGGCAAGCAATTGATGCTTTCGCAGGTAGTATCCGAGACTTCTGGTGCGTTGAACCCAACGTGGGTCGAGTGGCTAATGGGGTTCCCGACCGGGCACACAGACTTAAAGCCCTTGGAAACGCCGTAGTTCCCCAAATTCCCGAACTGATCGGCAATGCAATCTTGTCGAGCCTCACTGCTCAAGAATGGGAGGCCGCAGAATTGCCGCCGCGCAATGATGATGATCTGCCGCCGGGGTGGTGCTGATATGAGCCTTGCGGTTATCCAAGCTGTCGCACGGCGTTTTTGCGTTACGCCTATCGGCATGATAGGGCGCGAGCGCCGCGCCATCCTGGTCGATGCGCGATCTATCGCGACATATATCATGCGCGAGCACTACGGCATGTCCTACCCGGCTATCGGCAAGCGCCTAGGCGGGCGCGACCACACCACCATCATCAACCAGCACGAGCGCGCCCAGCGGATGATCGCCGATAACCCGGCGCTCGCTGAATATGTTGCGGGCCACCTCGCCGCGCCGCGCCTTGCCCCGGCAACTATGGTATGGCGCGCGCCCGAACCCGCCGCACCGGAAAAGCCCCGCCCCTATCCGCCGCAAATACTGGCAACGCTATTCCCCGCGCCTAAGCCCGCGCCCCAAAAGCCCCGCAACATCGATGATACCGAGAGCGGCAAGCGGGCGCAAAATAGCATGGCGGATGCGAGCAACGCTATGTTAGCGCGCCTTGCGGAAGCCCGCGCCGCTTAGGCGGCGGCCCATATCTCGAAAGCGGCCCATGCGGCTTCCGCGCCTAGCGCCACACAGACAAACGCGCCCGCATTATAGGCGGCTTGCAGGTACTCCCGCTGGCCTTCCTGCCAATTGCTTTGTGTGTGGTCGCGGCGCTTCAGCTCGCAAACAAAGGCGCGCCGCCCCGGTATGATAATATCCGCCGCGCCCTTCGACATACCCTCCGCCGCGTGCTTTACCACCGCGCTGAATTGTCCGCCGCGCTTTAGCCCCTCATTGCGCGGGTGCAGCGCGATCAGGCCATAGCTGTCCGGGTACTCGCGGCGCAGGCGGTTAAAAAATGATATCTGCTCTATATCCTCTTTCGGGCATTTGCCGCGAAAGGCCGTGTCCCCGAGCACCGGGTAGGGCAAGCCGTTAAGCTGCATGGCGGCGCGGCTCCCGTTCCTGTAAATGCTCCGGCAAGGCATCGGCGGGCCTGTCATAGGCCAGTATCCGAAAGAAGCCGCTGGCCTCATCCTTTTGGTACGTGACCGTCCCCGGCCTGATCGTGCCGTTATCCGTTGCCGCCGCGAACAGCGCATATTCCCGCATACCCCGGCTGTGCGTGGCCTCGGGCTGCACCCACGTCGAAAAGGTACGGTAAGGCGTTGTCCAATCGGCGCGGATAGTCTCATTGCCCTTGGCGCTAACCCCCGGCCTGTATTGCACCGATAGCACCTCGTCCGTTTGCGGGCGGCTGGGGTCGCGCTTCATTGCCTTGAAATCCGAAACGAGCTTGTCGTTAGGGTCCACAATCTCGCCTTTGCAGACGTAGCAATACCGCGCGGCAATATCGTTTTTCTCGCCGCAATGCGGGCATTCCTTACCCGTCCAGCGATAGGTGCAGCGTTCGTACTCGCCTTTAGGCCCACTGCGGGTTAGCCCGAAGCATCGCCGCCCGTAGTGCGCGGGCATGGGGCCGTATTCCGTCTGGATCGGCTCGCCGAAAGTATCTAGGCAATACCCGTGCTTATCGCGCTGATAATCGGCGTATGCGCCGTTCAAGCTGAATTCGTTTTCATAGGCGCATTCCGGGCATTCGGCCTTGATGGCTTCCCCGCCCTCCGCCGCCTTCCCTGCCTTGATAACCGGGTTGTAAATGTCCCCGTCCGGAAAATGGCGCTCGACGTTCTCCGCGTAGTCTAGCAGCACGCTGGTTGCCTTATCGGGGTGCAAGCGCCAAGCGCGGCCCAGTATCTGTTGTAACAGCGCCGCGCTTTCGGTGTAACGCAGCAAGGCAATCGTTTCGGTGTGGCTCACGTCAAAACCTGTGGTGAGCGTACCGACGCTGACAAGGTGTCGTATCTCGCCCGCGCGGTATAGCTTTATCGCCCTGTCGCGGCTGACAATATCGCCGCCGCCCAGTTTACAGGCTTCGCCGGTTATCACCGCGCTGGCGGCTTGCGGTAGGCTGGCAAATACCTCCTCCGCATGGCGCACGGTCGCGGCGAAATACATAATGCCGCCGGGCCGGTTGCGGCTTTTCTCGATCACGTCCGCAACGATAGCGGCGGTCTTGCGCCCGTGGCCGACGAAGGCCCGCTCGACCGTCTCCGGGTTTAACGTGCCGTTCGGCAAAAGTTCGATGCCGGTAATATCATAGTGCTCCGCCCCGGTCGCGCCTATAACCATCGGCGTGATGAAACCGCCGTCCAGCATCTCGCGGGCCGATACGCGGTAAGCGCAGCGCATGAAATAAGGCGCGCGGGCAACATCCTCGCCGTTGACCTTGCCGTCCGGCCATTGCGCAAAGATATACCCGCTGCCCAGCCGGTAGGGCGTACCGCTTAGGCCTATCACCCGCAGGTTAGGGTTAGCATCGCGCATAGCGTCGATAACCTCGCGGATTGTGGGCGTCAGGCCGTGCGCCTCATCGACGATCACCGCGCAAAAGCCGTTAGCGCCCGGCGCGCAAAAGCGGCTGATAGCGTTTTTTACGGTAAGCGGCGTGCCGAATACGACAACGTGGCGCGTGGATTTAGCCCCGGCGCTGGCGCTGAATATGCTTGCTGGCTCGCCGGTCATCAGGTATTTTTCGTGGTTTTGTTTGACCAGTTCGGCATTGGGGGCAAGGCATAGCACGCGCTTGCCCCCGCTTATTTCATGCAGCGCGGCGGCCAGGCGGGCAATCATGAACGATTTACCCGCCGCCGGTGCCGCGTCGATCAGCACCGGGTCCACGCTCTGCCTAAGCCACGCCAGCGCGGCATCGCAGGCATTAGCCTGATAGGGGCGAAGCGCGAAGGTCATTCGGCAATCGCGAACAGTCCGCCCATATCGGTGCGGGCGGCTTCCAGATTGCGCTTTGCTTGTGCAAAATAGCTTGGCTTCAATTCGCAGCCGATGCCCTTGCGGCCCATCTGTACGGCACAGAAAACCTCGCTGCCAATGCCGAGAAACGGGGTTAGAACCGTATCGCCAGGATTGCTCCACAGATCGATACAACGCTCGATCACATCAAGCTGTAGGGGCGAGATATGCTGCTCGTCCTTGGCGTCACGTCCACCGCGATATTGCAGGGTGCGGGTCTGGTTAATGTCAGTCCATACCGGCGATGCGTAACGTTGCCAGACCTCGATAGAGTACCAGTTGCGGCCATCGTTGGGCGTGGTGAACTTCGCTGGATCAGGCCCATCGCCTTCGCCGTGCCATTCGTCAAAGCAACCCGAAACCGGTTCAGGATTGTCGCCGGGCTTGCGGAATGTCACCACATAGTCAGCCAGCCCTTGCCCGCTGATTGTGCTATCCTTGACAATCTGCTTGTGCAGGAGTCGGATCGACTTGGTGCGCTGCTGCGCCACCACGGGATCTTTCCAGATGCACACCTCGCTATGGAATATCCATCCCGCATCCTCATAAGCCCGGATCACCTCGCCGCGAAAATCGCGCATTCCGATATGGCCGTGGCGAATTTTGCTCGTCGGAAGCTGCATCACATGGACGCTGTGAAGCCTTCCCGGCATCGTCACGCGGAGTAATTCAGAGATCAGATAGGAGTAGTGCTCCCAGAAACCCGGCCCCTCATTATTTGAAATATCGCGGTCAAAATTGCTAAATTTATACAGCCCCTCAAATGGCGGCGAATGGATGCCAAAGCCGATGCTATCACCGGGAATAGCGCGAATGACATCGCAGCTATCGCCCTGATAGATTGCATAGTCATCCGTAACGATTTGATCGACGCATTTAATCATGATGCTTGCTCCAAAAATGAAGGGATAATGACAGGCTGTTGTGGATTGTAGTTAGGCGTATCTCGAACCATGCCGCGCACGGCCTCGCTCGATAGATCGGCCATGTGCAACACCATCGCAGCCGCCATGCGGTCCGCATCGGCTTCCTTGCGGCGGATATTAGAGACGGTTGCGCCTTCCAGTTCGCTGGCGATGATATGGCAGTTTACCGGCTTGGCTTGGCCAAAGCGCCAGAACCTGCGGACAGCCTGATAGAATTGCTCAAAGCTGTCATTCAGGCCTACGAAACCCGTATCGGCGCAGTGTTGCCAGTTCATGCCGAACCCGGCTACTCCTGCCTTGGTAACGAGAACGCGGGTGCGGCCTTCGGAGAAATCATTCAGCTTCTTTTCCTTTACCGCGTCCGGGTCGCTGCCCTTTGTCTCAACCGCGCCGGGAATTAACTTTGCCAGCAGTTCACTTTCGGAATTGAGGTTAGTCCACCAGACGAAAGGCCGATCTGTCGGAGTGATCGAAGCTGCCAATTGGCACCGATCAGCAACCGTTGCACGGCGGGCGGCAATGCGCTCTTGCAGGGTTTCAGCCTGGATGGGGAACAACATCCCCGTTTCCATGTTGGGAGCGTAATCGACTGATACGGTATGCGACACAAAATTAAGCGGCGGCAGATCATATCCATCGTTTGAATATCCTAGATCCGATGGCTTGCGGAGCATTACCGCCCATGATGCCATCCACTTCCAGAATTCGTTTTCAGCATGGCCCTTCAAACGCCATTTGGCAGTATCTCCCCCGTCATGGGTAAAAAACGTCGCCAGCATATCGGTGTATTTCATGATGCCGAGAAACTCAGCGTGGTTGCCAAGTTCCATGAAATCATTGGGGGCAGGTGTTGCGGTGGCAGCAAGGCGGAAGGGGATTTGCTGGCAAGCCTCGATCAGTTTGGTGCGGTAATGCCCATCGGTTGATTTGAGGATACTGCTTTCGTCGAGAATGACACCGCCAAACCGCGAAAGGTCGAAGTGATCCAGCTTCTGATAGTTCGTGATGTTGATGCCGGGGCCGCAATCCGATTGCTTCGCAGCAACCCGCGCAACGATGCCAAACTTATCGGCTTCCCGCGCCATCTGCGATGAAACAGCAAGCGGCGCGAGATGCAGAATATCTTTGCCGGTTTCGTTGTGGATGGCTTGCGCCCATGCCAGTTCCATAAGCGACTTGCCGAGGCCAGTCCCTGCGAACAGTGCAGCGCGACCACGGCGAAGCGCCCAAGTCACAATGTCCTTTTGATGCGGAAACATGCAGTCCGGCAGCGCGGGGACATTGGAAAGCCCCGTCATCGGATCAGTGATTGCCTTGCGGGCAAGAAATTGCCGATAGAGGTCCATCACTTCACCCCCCAAAATTCGACAGCCTTGCCGCGATACGGCTCAAGGTCCGCGTTAGGCATGAGCGCCTTGAACGCCTTGGCGTAGCTTACCGCGCCTTGGCGGCTGGTTAACGTCAATTTGCGCCCGGCTAGCAGCGCATCGCGCCCGCCCGCCAGCGATACCATATCGGCCAGCAAATCCTTTTTGCGCTCCGCCGCACGGTCCAATGCGTCGTTCAAGTCGTCCCATTCCGCCACCATCTTGCGGGCCTCGGGCGTGTCGATCTCCACGCGCTTGGGCAGCAAATACTCGTCCGGGTTGTTTTCCAGCTCGTCCAGAAACTCCGCGTGGAATTGCTTCAGGCGCGGCAAGGTCGCGTCAAGCCATGCGTCATCGCGGGCGACAATATCGCGGCGCGTGCCGTGCGTTGCCCACTGGTAAAAATGGTAATGCGGGGCGCGGGCGACGAACATCTGTACCTGCATCTGCGCCAGATAGTGCGGCTGCTCATCCGGCGTTTTGAATACCGGCGTTTCTTCATGCCGCAGGCCGTAGGGGCATTTAACCTCCAGCAAGCCGCCGTCGCTGGTCCAACCATCCGGGCTTGCGCCTAGCCAATCCTCGTAAACGATAAAATGCGCCGGGCGGTGCTGCAGGCCCGTCTCCATCTGCCATTCGATCACCGCCCCGGCCTCATTATAGGTGCCGTACTCGGTGGCGACGTTGCCGGTAAATTCGCGCTCGGCCCCTATCGACTCACGCACCATATTGCGCATGGCGTCCGCCCTTGTCATCCAAGGGCTAAGGCCCAGTATCGCGCCCACCATGCTGCCGGTCACCCGGCCCTTGCGCTTTTCAAACCAAGCCGCGCTCCGCTGCTCGGGTTCGTCAATATGTTCCGTCATTGCTTTCGCTCCTGTCGTTATCCTCGCCCCCGCCGCCTTTCTCCGGTCGGGGGTCCGGTAACTACAGGCTCAAAACGGAATATCATCGTCATCCGCCGCCGTGCGGGGCGGCGCGCTTGCCGCCGGGGCCTTGCGTTCCCCTACCCGCAATTCCTTATTCTTGGGGCTGATCGCGGCGATCCAGTTGCCGCTGTTTTCCTTCCCGTCGTTATCCTTGATGGTCCAGACCTGTACGCGGATCACCATTTGCCGCGTGCCCAAGGCCAGCGCCAAGTCATCATTCGACGGGATGCCAGGCTTGCGGCCCAGCTTGCCGCCCGCGTTAGCGTCGATAGCGGCCAGCATTTTCTTGGCCTTATCGCGCTTCTTGTTCATCTTGTCCGCATCTTTGACGTTCGGGTCATCGTCCAAAATCCAGAGCTTCTGGAAGATTTTCCGGTTAAGGAATTCCTCCGGCTTTTCGATCACCCATGTAATTTCAAGATAGCGGTCGCCGTCGCGGGTTTCGGCCCAGCCCGCCTTTTCGATAAAGGCCAGCACGCTGCTACCGTCCGGTATCGGGTCGAAATTACCCCCGCCGCCGTCGTATTCTTTTTCATCCGTAACGGCGCTATTGCCGTCCGACATATCCCAAAAGCCCATGATATTTACTCCTTATGCTGTTTCAAAGTCCGCCGTGTCGATACCCTCGGCTTCAGCATCTACCGGCGCGGTTGCGGGCTTGGCCTTACCCTTTTTAGGCGCGGCCTTGTTAAGCCCGAAAGCGGCGGCAAACGGGTTTACGCCCGGGTCAAAGTCCAAAGCCTCGGTGATGCCGTAGCGGTTTTTCGACACGCTGGCGGCGGTGGCATGGCAGATCACTTCGCGGTCGCCGTTGCTGATAATCTTTTTCCGGTCGCCTTCCTCGCCGCGCAGGGCCGATACCAGACGCACGAAAGCCACCATGTCCACATCGTCGACATAGGGCGGCAGTGACTTGGCCATAAGGCGCAGGCTGTAGCGCGTGTAATCATCCTGATCGGGCGGGCGCACGGCTTCAAGGTCCGCATGGCTGACAAAGATCACGGCCATGTTCTTCCGCTCATTCAGCAAGCCGCAGGCTTTCCGCACCCGCTGGTGCATCGCCGCTACCGCGTTAACGCCCGCGCCGTATCCGCCTAGCGCCTGGTTGATAGACTTAGCGCGCCCGTCGCTTTCCATCACGCTGCGGATGAATAGCGTTTCCAAGGCCGATACGCTGTCAATGATCACCGTGCGGTAATCGTGCTCCTCCTGAAGCAAGGCCATAAGCTGCGGCCATAGGTCATCCGCGCTCTTGAGGGTAGGGAAGGCATCCGGGCGCATGTCCGCCGGGATAGACTGCAAGCCGTCCTCGCCGCGTATGACAATGGGGTTGGGGAAGGTGGCGGCTAGGCTGGTTTTACCGGTACCCGCATCGCCGCAGATTGTGATGATAGGGGGGCGGTTTTCGGGTTTCGCCACGGTACTAAGTACAGACATAATTTCACCTCATTGGGTTAGGCCCGGCAGGACGGGCTATCAACGCTGCGGGATTGACTTTAGCAAACTAAAGTAGGAAAGCAAGGGGCAATTGAAAAAAGGTGCAATATGACAAAAACGGAAGCTATCGCGGAGTTCGGAACGGCAAAGGCTTTGGCGGATGCGCTGGGCATAACAGAGGGGGCGGTAAGTCAATGGCCGGAGGATAGAATACCGGAATTGCGTATATATCAGATCATTGAAATCATCACGGCGCGCATCGCGGAAGGTGAAGCATGAACGGCGGATATGATTGGGCGGCAATCAAGGATGCGCACCCCATTGTCGACGTGATCGGCAAGACCGTTGCCCTGAAAAAAGTGGGTGACGAGTATAAGGGCCTTTGCCCTTTCCATGCGGAGAAAAGCCCCAGCTTCCACGTCATACCGGAAAAGGGCTTTTTCCATTGTTTCGGTTGCAGCGCGCACGGCGATGCCTTGGATTTTGTGGCCAAGACGCAGGGGCTATCCGCCCGCGATGCTATCGCGGCGCTAACCGGCGGCAGCGCATATACGCTAACGGCGGAGGATAAGGCGGCGCGCTCGGCGGCATTAAAGGCCCGCGAAGCCGAGGCGGCCCGCGAGCGCAAGGCGGCGATCCTGTTCGCGACCCGGCGATGGGATGCGGCGGACTATGCGGGGGACCTGCACCCGTACCTTGTCCGCAAGGGCGTCCCCGCCCATAGCTGCCGCATTGAGGGCGATAACCTGTTGCTGCCTATTTACGATGCGGCGGGGGATTTACAGAGCGTGCAAACTATCGCGGGCGACGGGGCCAAGAAATTCCACCCCGGCGCGCCGACAAAAGCGGGCCGCGCCTATATCGGCGTCCACATGGGCCGCACTATCATTGCGGAGGGGTACGCTACCGCCGCCAGCATTTACGCGGCGATGCCTGACCAAGTATGCATAGCCTATAGCAAGGGCAACATGGCGGTTGTGGCGCGCGAGCTTGCGGGCGCGGGCGTGTCCATCATGCTTGCGGCGGATACCGGCGCGGCGGCGGATATGCGGGCGCTAGGGGCTGAACTGGGCTGCCCGGTGGCCGTACCCGATACCGGCGGCGACTTTAACGACCAAGCGGCGGCGAGCGGCACGGACAACGTGCGCGCTACGCTCGACAAGGCCTTGCGCGACCATGCGGCGGGCGCGGTTGCCGCCAAGGCGCTAGGCGGCTTGCCGTTTGCGTTAGACGGCGTGTGCCTGAAAACGCCGCCTGGTTTTGTGGGCGAGCTTGCCGCGTGGATCGAAAGCCAGAACCGCCGCCCGCGCCCTAACCTCGCCGTAGCGGGCGCTCTGGTGGCCATGGGAAATATCGCGGGTATGCGGGTGACGGACGCGCGCGACGGCGTAACGGCTAACCTCTTTGCCTTTTGCATCGCGGGGAGCCGCACCGGCAAAGAAAGCGTGCAGCAGGCGGTTATGGAGCTGCATAGGGCGGCGGGTTGCGCGGCGGCGACGCACGGCAACATTAAGTCCGAACAGGAAATTATCCGCAACCTGACGCGCCACCAAGCCGCGATGTACGTGATCGATGAAATCGGTATCATGCTCCAAAAGATTGCCAGCGCCCAAAAGCGCGGCGGCGCGGCGTACCTCGAAGGCGTCATCGGCGTGCTAATGTCGGTCTACAGCAAGGCCAGCGGGTTTCTGTTGCTATCGGGCGATGTGAAGGAGGATGTCCGCAAGGCGCTAATCGCGGAATCCGCCGGGCTATCGCGCAAGATCGATGACGGCGCTACCGGCCCCTATATCGAGCACCGGCTGGCGGCGATCCAGGCCACGCTGGATGCGCTCGATCACGGGCTGGAACGGCCTTTCCTATCGCTGCTAGGCTTTACCACGCCGGTCACGTTTGACGACTTGGTGGACTTCCAGACAGCCACCAACGGGTTCGTCGGCCGCGCCTTGCTGTTTAACGAGCGCGACACGGCCCCGCGCAGCAAGCGGGGGCTGGTCCGCCCGCCGCTACCGGAGCATATCGCGCTACGCCTTGCGGGCCTGCATAACGGCGGGGATATGGATACCGGGCATATTGGGCGGGTGGAATGGCGCGGCGATATTGCGCGCTTGCCCACATCGCCGGATGCGGAGGATATGCTCGACGCCGCGCTTGATTGGTTTGAGGACCAAGCCATCGTACAGAAGGGCGTTAGCGGGCTGGAAAGCCTGTTCCTCGGCGCGTACGAGCTTGTCGGCAAGGTTAGCCTGATCCTCGCGGTGCCGGAGGGCTTGCGCAGCGCCGATCATGTTCGCTGGGCCTTCGCCTTGGTCAAGCGCGACGTGGAGGAAAAGATGCGGCTGGTGATCGGCAATGACCGCGCCAAGGATGCGCCGGGCGAGGCGCTGCAGGCCCGCATAGCCAATGCGATCAGCGGCGATGACGGTGAGACGCTGGCCGTCATTGTCAATCGCCTGCGCATGTCCGCGCCCGCGCAAAGGGGGCGGGTCGAAGCATGCATCGCCGATATGGCGGACAACGGGGCAATCGAAATCACCGAAACCGGCAAGCTGTACAAAGGCAAGCCGGTCCTGAAATACCGCCATATAGGTTAAGGAAAAGGGGGTTTTGGGGGACTTCCTTACACACCTACGCGCCGCAACCCGCCTTTATACACGCGTGCGTAAGCTGCAAGGTATTGAATTATAACAGGAAAGCTAAAGCGTAAACTTTTACACATAAACCCCCTATAGATACTCTTATTGATACCCCCTTAGAGACACTTTTTAGAGACCCTAGAGATACGCATTTACACTACCCCCCTGACTGGTTTTCGGGAGAAATTGAAAAGTAGTCTCTATGAATATAGAATAAGATGAATAAGATTGATAAAATCAATGGATTTCAATGGATTGATCTTACGCAAGCGTTGTTTATTGTTGCGTATGGTGCGCAAGATTGAATTTTGTGATTTTTGGCATTGCATATCAAAAAATGTTAGCTATATGTGTTTTGTAAATTTGAAAGGATAGCTAATATGTATGAGACTTTTGACGCAAGTGACTTCATGGTGGTTGGCCATCCTCACCGTAGGAGCAATGTAACCCTAGAAAGGCTGGCCATGGAGGAGCTACCTATTGGCAAGGCGATATGCTTCCCTAAGGGTAAAGTGCCTAAAGGTTCCATTAGTGGATGGAGCGGATCAATAGGAAAAGAGCGCGGCGTGTCGTTTTCCATTCTTGATCGCGGCGACAATTGGGTTGTAGTTTGTAAGCAGAGGACGGCATGACCTCCACAGACGACGAAATGCGGGCCATAGCGGCGGGGATGAAACGTGCGGGCCTCACTAACCGCTCTCCGGGCGACGCCATGCCACCGCGTATCAAGAATACGGTCAGGAAAGGGGCTAACACAATCGCCGTCATAGCCAACATGATGAGAATGCGAAGCTATGAAGATAGGGCCGCTATCGAAAAGTGCATTGACGATATGGTGGCGGCGGGCGATATGGTGGCTTGCGAAACCGATAAGGTCTATCGCGGTGCCGCCGTTATGAAATACGGACTACCCAAAACGAAACTAACGGCATGACCCCCACAGACGACGAAATGCGGGCCATAGCGGCGGGCATGAAACGTGCGGGCCTCACTAACCGCGCCATCGCCGAAAGGATCGGGATCAGCTTGCGGGCCGCGAAAGCACTCTGCGCCAGCTTAGGCGCGAAACGCCGCTTGGACGGAAAGGGCGGAACATATCATTCCAGTGAGTGCGGGCGGATGCTTGCCCATGCCACACGCTTTGCGCACTTCGGGGACGGCAACGACTAAGGGCTATAGCCAAGCGCGCTGGCCTATGCTAACTTGCCGCCCCATGGCTCAGCCCCTCACTCCCAAACAGGAAGCGTTCTGCCTTGCCTATATCGAAACGGGCAACGCTTCCGAAGCATACAGGCGGGCATATAATGCGGGCAAAATGCAACCAGCAACTATAAATGTTGCCGCATGTAAATTACTTAGCGACAATAAGATTGCTATAAGGGTGGGCGAACTGAAGGCGGAGCACGCCGCACGCCATGAAATCACCGTCGAAACCATCCGCGATATGTTGATGCAGGATCGGGACTTTGCCCGCGACCTTGAAACGCCCGCCGCCGCTATCAGCGCAACTATGGGCCTCGCCAAACTTTACGGGCACCTCACCGACAAGCTCGATGCGAACATCAAGGGCCAGATCGGCCTACCCGATATCCACCTAGGTGAAAGGCCCGCCGAATAATGCTTACCCGCCCGCAATGGGACTTCGTGGCCGCGCCGGAACAATTCCCGGCCATGGTTGCGGGCTTCGGGGCCGGTAAGTCCCATGCGGCACTATGGCGAATCCTCCGACTGAAACGCGCCTACCCCGCTTGCGATGTTGCCTACTATATGCCGACATATGACCTGATCACCCGCATGGCCATCCCGCGCTTTACCGAATTGCTCACAGGCATGCGGGCGCGCTTCACCATCAACAAAAACGACAGCGTGATCGATATCGCCAATTGCGGATCCATCATCATGCGGACAATGGACAACCCCGCGCGCATTGTCGCATACGAGGTGGCTGATAGCGTGCTCGACGAACTGGATACGCTGCCCACCGAAAAGGCCCGCGAGGTCTGGAATAAGGCCATCGCCCGCAACCGGCAAAAGAAACCAGACGGCGCGCTCAATACCGTTGCCGTCGCCACTACGCCCGAAGGCTTCCGCTTCGTCTATGATCGCTGGCAGAAAGCGCCCGCGCCCGGATATAGGCTAATCAAGGCCACCACCATGTCTAACGCCGCGAACCTGCCGCCCGGCTATATCGACAGCTTGCGCGCAAGCTATCCCGCCAATCTCCTAGCTGCATACCTTGACGGCGAGTTCGTCAACCTGACGGCGGGCAGCGTTTACGCCGAATACGACCGCGCGCTTAACGCCTGCACCACCACGATCCAGACCAGCGAACCGCTGCACATCGGTATGGACTTCAATGTTACCAAAATGTCCGCCGTTGTGTTCGTCCTACGCGACGGCCTGCCCCATGCGGTTGATGAGCTAACCGGGATATTCGACACACCCGCCATGATCGCCACCATCAAGGCGCGGTATCAAGGCCATGCAATATTTGTTTACCCGGATGCCAGCGGCGGCAACCGCAAGTCAAACGACGCCAGCGTTAGCGATGTATCCCTGTTGCGCGCCGCCGCCTTCACCGTGTTGAACGCGCCGGGGAACCCGCACATCAAGGACCGCGTGATGGCGGTTAACCAGCTTATCCATAGCGAGGGTGTCCGCCGCCTAAAGGTCAACCCGGATAAATGCCCCACCTTTGTCGAGGGGCTGGAAAAACAGGCCTATGACAAAAACGGCGAACCGGATAAAAGCGGCGGACTGGATCATGTAAACGATGCGGCGGGTTATTTCCTTTTCTACAAATACCCTATAAAGGGGCGGGCAATGTCCCGCGTTGCGCTGGAAGGTTTCTGATATGGCAGGCGTCCGTACAACCGCACCCGATTATGACCGGCTTATCTCGCTATGGGAAAGGGCGGCGGATATCGTCGCCGGGCAGGATCGGATACACGCTAAAAAGGAAACGTACCTGCCCAAGCTAACCGGCGAAAGCGATACGGATTACAAGGGCCGCTTGTCGCGTTCGGAGTTCTTTAACGCGACATGGCGCACCGCTGCGGGCCTCACCGGCATGGCCTTTCGCAAAGAGCCGGTTATCGATGCGCCCGCTGCTATCGAAGAGCACCTTGACGATATCGACCTTGCGGGCAGATCGCTCGACAACATAGCCAAGGCGTTGGTGATGGATAGCCTGATATTCGGGCTATACGGCTTGCTCGTTGACTTCCCCGCCGTCGACGCGGCGGTCTACCCTATCTCGCAGGCCGCCGCCGAATCACTAGGCTTGCGCCCCGCAGTCCACCGCTACGAGATGCGATCTATCATTAATTGGCGATATGCCCGCCGCGATAACCGCCGCCAGCTTGTCATGGCGGTGCTGGCGGAGGAAGCCGAACTGGAAGAGCAGGCGGACGAATACACGCACGAATGCGAAACCCGCTACCGCGTACTCGACCTTGACCCGCGCGGTTTCTATCGCCAGCGGGTTTACCGTATCAACAAGCTCGGTGAGGATGAGCAGGTCGGAGCGGACTTTTACCCGCTTATGCGCGGCGCGCCCTTGTCGTACCTGCCCTTTAAGATATTCGGCGAAATGACCGAGCCGCCACTGATCGACCTTATCGACAAAAACATTGCGCACTATCAGGTCAATTCGGACTATCGCCACGGCCTGCACCTGTCCGCGCTACCCACGGCGGTAGTCAGCGGGTACACCAAGGCCGAGGGTGAGCGCATGTATATCGGGAGCCGCGCCGCTTGGGTATTCCCGGACCCTACCGCAAAGGCCACGTTCCTAGAGTTTACCGGGGCGGGACTAGGCGCTATCGACACCGCGATATGCGCTATCGAAAAGCAAATGGCCGTGCTAGGTGCGCGGATGATCGCGGACGAAACTAAGCAGGTGGAAACCCTAGGCGCTACGGAAATCAAACGCGCGGGCGAAAATAGCATCCTCGCCGATATCGCTATTGCCGTATCCGAAAGCATCGAATGGGCGCTGGGCGTGTTCTGCGAATGGGTCGGCGTTACCGGCGAAATCAGCTACCAGATCAACCGCGAGTACAACCCCACCGGCTTGGATGCGCCGCGCCTGACCGCGCTGCTGGCAAACGTGCAGGCAGGCAAGATCAGCGAGCGCGAGTATTTCGAGCTGTTGCAGCGGGCGGATATTATCGACAGCGGCAAGTCATACGAGGAGCACCAAGCAGAGATAGACATTGCCGCGCTACCCGCGCCCGCTTTGCCCGCGCCGGATATGCAAGCGGCATGAGCCTGCCCAGCCCGGACGAGCTGGCGGCGGCTTTCGAGCAGTTATCGCTAGTGGTGGGCGCTATCTCTAACAACGCCGCCGATATTGCCCATGCGCGCCGGGCGCTGTATGAGGCATATCTAAGCGAGGGGTTTGACCCGGACCAAGCGTTGACTCTCTGCCAAAAGCTGTTGCTGGCATGACCGAAACGGAACTGATCGATGCGGTGATAAAGCAGGCGCTCGAATTGGAACGCTTGGCGGCAGGCGATCAAGCTCAAGCCGCCGCCGCGTTGCAGGTGCTGGAAAATGAACTAAAGGCGCTAGTCGCCACCCGCTATGCGGCGGGCATGGCCACAGCCGAACTGAACGCGTTGATTGTCGCTACCGACAAGGCGATAGCCGCCGCATACGGCGGGATAAGCGGCATTGTTGACATATCGGGCATCATGGCGCACGTTGCGCAAGGCATCCAAGCGGTTATCGCGCCCGGCGCGGCTATAACGAAAGCACTATCGGGGGTGGAAGTGCTGTTCGGCGGCGCGCCCCTCGCGGCGTGGTGGGGCAAGCAGGCCGATGATACGGCATTTCAGTTTGCGGCGGTTGTCCGGCAGGGGCTGGCCAATAACGAGACGGTTGACCAGATCACCGCGCGCGTTGTCGGCAAAGCGGGTGAAGCGGGCGTTATGGACATATCGCGGCGCAATGCGCGCACGCTGGTGCACAGCGCGGTTATGTCCGCCGCCAATACCGCCCGGCTGGCCGTCTACCGCGACAACGGCGACGCGATCCTAGGCGTAAAATGGCAAGCCACGCTTGACGGCCATACATGCAAGCGTTGCGCCGCGCTCGACGGGCAATCATGGGACCTAGAAGGCAAGCGCCTAAAGGGGACACATGTTAATTTCATCGCGCCGCCAATCCACGGGAACGACCGATGTGTGCTATCGCCTATTCCACGCACAACCGCGCTGGACGAAGCTTTCCCCGGCATATCGGCGGCGTTCGGGCAGATAGGCGACCGCGTATCGAGCAAGGGCCTTCAGCCTAAGGGCACTACGTTTGCGCAGTTTTTCGACAGGCTAACCCCCGCCGAGCAGGATGCGCAGTTCGGGCCTGTCCGCGCCCGCATGATGCGCGAGGGTAAAATTACAGTACGTGACCTGATCAGCGGTGCAGGGCGCGAGTTGAAGCTAAGTGAAATCCGCAGGAAAGGAACCTAACAATGCCACTCGATATGAAAGACCCGGACGTTATCGCATTCGTCGAAAAGGTGAATAAGGATGCGGAAGCCCGCATCGAAGCCATGGACGCCAAAGTTACAGAGGCGCTGGCCGAGGCAAAGAAAGCCAAGGCCGAGGCGCGCAAGCTGCAAGAGATTGATCCCGCCGAGGTGCAGCGCCTAGAGGACGCGCTGGAAAAGGCGCAGGGCGCGGCCAAGGAATCCGCCCGCTTGGCCAAGGTTAACCAAGAGGCGGCAGAAAAGGCCACCAAGGCGCTGGAAAGCGAAAGCAAGTTCAACCAGCGGCTGCTGTCCGAGAACGGGCTGACCAAGGTGCTATCCGAAAACGGCGTGACGGACCCGGCCTATCTTGCCGCCGCTATGGCCATGCATATGCCTAACCTGTCCATTGTGACCGAGGGCGACAACCGCAAGGCCATGTACGGCGACAAGGACGTGGCGACGGCGATCAAGGAATGGGCGGCGGGCGACATCGGCAAGAAATTCGTCAGCGCCCCGGTTAACGCGGGCGGCGGCGCGCACGGCGGCGGAGGCGCAAAGACCGGACAAAAGGACATAGACCGCGCCACTTGGGACGGCATGGGGCATATTGAAAAGGCGGCGCATATCAAGGCTGGCGGCGCGGTTACGGACTAGGCTTGACAGTTATTTAGGCTTAGGCGATAAAGGCCCTGCTTTCGATAGGCAGGGCCTTTCGTTTTGCTCCGTCAGGGACGGGACTGCATAGGTCAGGGACCATGTAGCGTTAGACCACCCCCCTGTTTTATCGGAGCATTGTGCCATGACCACCAACACTATCACCAATCTGATCCCGGACCTGTATAACGCGCTTGATGTTGTGTCGCGCGAACTGGTCGGCTTTATTCCCGCCGTTAGCGCGGATATGACTTTCGAGCGCGCCGCAGTAGGGCAGACCGTCCGCAGTCCGGTTGCTCCCGCATCTACCGCCAGCGACATTGCGCCCGCCGTTACCCCGCCCGATGACGGCGAGCAGACAATCGGCAACGTGTCGATGACCATCACCAAGGCACGCCGCGTGCCGGTGCGCTGGAACGGCGAACAGTCGCTGGGCCTTGATAACAACGGACCGGGCCGCAGCGCTATCATGGTGCAGCAGTTCGCGCAGGCCATGCGTACGCTGACGAATGAAGTGGAAGGCGACCTCGCCGCGCTCCACATCTATGCCAGCCGCGCATATGGCACCGCAGGCACTACGCCTTTCGGCACCGCCGGGGATTTTAGCGACGCCGCAAACGTCCTGAAAATCCTGAAGGACAACGGCAACAGCGCCGATGCGCAGCTTGTCATTGATACCGCCGCCGGGGCCAAGCTGCTTGGCCTGCAATCGCGCTATGATATTGCCGGTGATACCACCATGCAGAACCAAGGCGTTATCATCAACAAAGCTGGCCTTATGATCCGCGAAAGCGCGGCTATCGTCACCAGCACCGCAGGCACGGGCGCTAGCGCCACGACCAACAACGCGGGCTATGCCGTGGGCGCTACCACCATCACGCTGGCATCCGCCGGAACCGGCACAATTCTTGCTGGCGACGTGATCACCTTTGCGGGCGACACCAACAAGTATCTGGTGGTGACCGGCGATAGCGATACGTCCAACGGCGGCTCGATTGTCATTGCCGCACCGGGCTTGCGCGTTGCAATGTCCGCCGCGACCAAGGCAATCACCGTAGTTGCCGCCGCCGCGCGTAACATGGCGTTCTGCCGCTCGGCTATCGCGCTTGCTACACGCGCCCCGGCCCTGCCGGTTGAAGGCGATAGCGCCGCCGACCGCCAGACGATCACTGACCCGCGTTCGGGCCTCTCGTTTGAGGTCAGCATGTACAAGCAGTATCGTCAGGTCCAGTACGAGGTCGCGCTGGCTTGGGGCGTTAAGGCCGTCAAGCCGGAGCACATGGCCCTGATGCTCGGCTAACAAGAGGTTCCGCCCTGCGTTACCCCGTCAATGCGCAGGGCGGACAACCTTCTAGGAGCTTAGGCTATGTCCGATACGCAACGCACCGTTAAAGTCCGGCCTTGGGGCAAAGACCAAGGTGATTTTGTGGAAATCAATGCGGACGATTTCGACCCCGCTTTCCACCAAGCATTAGACCCGCTCGACCGCGACGGCGACGGGGAACCCGGCGGATCACTCCCGCGCAAAAAGAAGGCTGTTAGTTAATGTCGCTAGTTGTCGAGGATGGTACGGGCATGGCAAGCGCGGAGGCTTATTGCTCCGTCGCCGCTGCTGATGCGCGTGCCACCGCCTTCGGCAACGCGACTTGGACAGGCACCACGGCGGTAAAGGAGGCCGCCCTACGCGCCGCAACGCGGTACATGGGGCAGGCATATCGCAACCGCTGGGCCGGATATCGCCGCTTGCATGCACAGGCGCTGGATTGGCCTCGCTACGGCGTGGAGGTTGACGCCTTCCCCGTTGCCTATGACGCTATCCCCGCCGATATTGTCAACGCTTGCGCTGACTTGGCCGTCAAGGCGCTGGCGGGCGACCTTGCGCCGGATCTGGAGCGGCGCGTCGTTCGCGAAAAGGTGGGGCCGCTAGAAACCGAATACGACCGATATGCCCCGGCGGTTACCACGTACCGCGCCACCGATATGGCGCTTGCGCCTTACCTGCAGGGTTCCGCCGCTATGGCGGTATTGGTGCGCACATGACTATTGCGCAGCGCCTTTCCGCCGCCAACATGATCGCCGCCAAGGGGCAGGCGGTAACGATTACCCGCAACGCGGCGGGGACATATAACCCGGCAACCGGCGCGGCGGTGATCACCACCAGCGCACAAAGCGCCAGCGCGGTTGTGCTGCCCCTGTCCGCCTACCGCAAGGCAACCGGCAACGTGGTTGAGGGCGACCAGCAGCTATTGCTAGCCGCTCTTGATGCTTCCGGCGCGGTGCTTACCGCCCCGCATGTTGACGACAATGTGACGCTGGCCAGCGGCGGCGTTGTAACGATCACCGCCGTTGACAAGATTGAACCCGCCGGGCTGGCGATCATCTATGATTGCGTTGTGCGGAGGGCCGCATAATGGACAGCTTCGCTTTAGACTTGCAGGCCTTCGCGGATAAGGCTGGCGCGCTGGCTGATGCGGTTATCCGCGAGACTATGGTGCATATCACCACCGTCATTGATGACCGCTCGCCCGTGGGCGATGCGACATTCTGGAAAAGCAAGCCTCCCAAAGGCTATGTCGGCGGACATTTTCGCGCCAACTGGCTGCTAGGCGTAGGGGAAATCCCCGACGGCGTTGTGTCCGGGCATGACTACGGCGTAACGCTATCGGCCAACACCGGAAAGATACCGCAGGAAGCGGCGGGTAAAATGTTCTACCTCGCCAATAACGTGCCCTATGCGCAGCGGATTGAGGACGGCTGGTCGCACCAGCACCCCGCGCCGCAGGCGGTTGTAGGCCGTACGGTTACGGAATTTCAGGACATTGTTAAGGCCGCCGTTGCCAAGGTGGCGACATGAGCGCGGTGCTGATCCGTAGCGCGCTTGAGGTTGCGCTCGCCGCTGTTGGCCCGGCCATCGCGACCGCATGGGAAAACGTACCCTATGCGCCCGTACCCGGCACGGCTTATCAGGCGGTGTTCCTGATGTTGGCGCAACCCGCTTCGATGGAGATGTCCGGGCGCATCCACCGCGACCAAGGTTATATGCAGGTTAACCTGCTTTACCCGTTAGATAGCGGCCCCGCCGCCGCCGCCACGCAAGCGGAAGCTATACGCTCCGCATTCTATGCTGGCCGCGCTCTATCCGCTTCCGGGGTCACCGTGTTTATTGAAGGAACACCGGAAATAGCGCCAGCGCAGATAGGCGATGATCGCTATATGGTCCCGGTCAAAGTCCGGTTTTTCGCAAATATAGTAAGGAGTTAGTAACATGACCACGCAAGCACAAGGCGTTTACAAGCAGCTTTCGTACAAGGTGCAGGGCGCAAAGGGAACCGCCGCCAGCGGTTCGGGCGGGCAGTTGCTTCGCCGCGAAACCGGCGGCTTCAAGATGGAGAAGGCTTCATTCAGCGCGAATGAAATCACTTCACACATGCAGCACACGGGCGACAGCTACGGCGTAGGAAAGACCAGCGGTTCGGTATCGGGCCTTGTGTCCTGCGGAACCTATGCGGATTTCCTCGCTAACGTCACTCGCAACGCCTTCACCGCCACTACGGCACTGACCGGCCTTTCGATCACCGTCGCGGCGGGTTCGGGTTCCAGCTACACGCTTACCCGCGCTTCGGGCGATTTCCTCGCGGGCGGCATCAAGATTGGTGACGTGATCCGCATCACGGCGGGCACCTACACGGCGGGCACAAAGGATAACAACCTGCTTGTGACCGGCGTTACTGCTACCGTGCTCACGGTGCTGGTGGTAAACGGTTCGGCGCTGACGGCTGAAGGCCCGATTGCCAGCTCGACCATCACGATCAAGGGCAAGAAAAGCAAGCCGCCGCTTACCGGCCATACGAACCTGTACTACACGTTTGAAGAATGGAACGCGGATATCAGCCGCTCGACCGTTTACACGGACGTGCAGTGCGGAAAGGCCGATATTTCGCTACCCTCTACCGGCAACGCTACAATCAGCCTCGGCTTTATGGGGCTTAACCGCACCAAGTCCGGTTCGCAGTCGCTGACCTCGCCCACCGCCGAAACGACCACCGCCGTGCTTAACGCGACTAACGGTTATGTGATCGTAGGCGGAACCCGCGTGCTTATTGCCACCTCAATGTCCATCAGCGTTGACGGCGGCCTTCAGCCCGGCGAAGCCACCATCGGCAGCAAGCTGACAACCGATATTGTCAAGGGCGATATCAAGGTGTCGGGTTCGTTCACGGCGCTGTACGAGGATGAAACCATCGGCGCTTATTTCGATAGCGAAACGCCGATCAGCATTGTTGTCGTGGTTACGGACGACACCAGCGCCGATGCCGATTTCATCACCTTCTCAATGAGCAAGGTCAAGGTATTCAGCGATGATGCCGATGACGGCAAGAAGCAGATTGTCAAGACCCATAGCTTTGTGGCTGAAATTAACGGTGACGGTTCATCGGCGCTCGCCAATGACAAGACCATTATCACCATTCAGGACTCAACGCTTTAATGAATTGGCGGTGGCGCGGTGCCGCCGTTAACACTTGTTCCGGTGGGTGTGTCCTCTCCCGCCCACCGGGACACTAGGAGAGAGAACTATGACCAAGAATGCATTTGACCTGTCGTCTATCGACACCATCGCCGCTTGTAACAAGCCGGTGGATATTGAAATCGAACACCCCGTCAGCCGTGAAAAGCTAGGTGTGTTTATCCAAGTGGTCGGTAAGGACAGCGACATTTACCGCGACCGTATCCGGGCGCTGGCGAATGAGAACATGGCCCGCGATGCCTTCAATGCCCGGCGCGGCAAGCAGGAAGTGCCGGATATCGCCAAAATGGAAGCCAAGAATATCGACGTACTGGTCGCCGCTACCGTAGGTTGGAAAGGCGTCGTATTGAACGGCGAGGAATTGGCTTTCAGCGCCGAAAACGCACGCAAGGTATATCAGCAGATCCTGCCGGTGCGTGAGCAGGTGACGGAAGCCATTAACGACTTGGAAAATTTTATGCATTGATCGCGGCGGACTTTGCCGAATTCGCGGCGGCGCAATTTGAATTAAGCGCGGTACAAGATGACGGCGAACCTTTGAGGGAGCACCTAATGGCGGCTTGGCGACAGACGGGAAAGATGCCTAAGCAGCTAGAAGATGCTCCCCCGCTGCCCGATCATTGCGAGGCAATCTGGCGTACGTTTCTAGAGCTGCACGCGGGCCGGGGCAATACAGGTTTCGGCCCGGCAAGGCTTGCGTACAATGACTTTGACGGGTATCAAAGGGTGACGGGACAACGCCTTTCGGCATGGGAAATAGCGATGATCCGTTCTGCCGATAGCGCCTATCTTGCATCGCTCCCCGCCAAATGATAGACCTCGCCAGCCTTGTCCTAGCGGTTGACGCCACACAGCCCAAGCAAGCGGTAAGCGAGCTTGATAAACTGACGGCGGCGGGCGCACGCGCTGAAAAGGCGGTGGACGGTTTGGGCCGCGAGGCCGAGCAAAGCGGCAAGCAGATTAAGACCGCCAGCATGGCTGCCGCCGAGATGGCCGCTGCCGCGCAACGCTCCGCCGCTACGGCAACGGGCGCGGCTAAGAATATGCAGGGCATGGGCGCAAGCGGTAAGCTGGCGGCTTATCAGATGCAGAACCTGTCGTTCCAGTTGAACGACGTTATCATCGGCCTGACTAGCGGCCAAAAGCCGATGACGGTGTTCATGCAGCAAGGCTCGCAGATTGCCCAGATTATGGGGCAGGCGGGCGTAGGCATTGGCGGCATGGTGGCGCAGGTCGGCAAAATGATCGGCAGCTTCCTGATTGCCCATCCGCTGTTGCTGGCCGCGTCTGTCGCTGCCGGTCTGGCGACGGCGGCATTTGGCCTGATGGCCGATGAAATCAACAAGAACAGCAAGGTCCATGTAACGTGGAAAGATACCGCGCTCGGTGCCTATGACGTTATCAGCGATTATCTTTCAAACAAGCTGACCGCCGCGTTTGCCTATTTCGGCACCACGACCGGCGATGTTTGGGAAAAGGTCAAGCTTTACACCAAGAATGCAATCAACTTTGTGATCGGCGCTGTCGATGTCGTTCCCAAGGTGATCGCCGCGACTTATGACAAGATACCGGCTGCCTTTGGTGATGCGTTCTATTCGGCGGCTAACCTTGCCATTGCGGCGCTGAACAAAATGGTGCAGATGGCCGCTGCGCCGATCAACTTGCTGGTTGACGGCCTCAATATGGCATTTGGCACGAAACTGCCGCATATCGTTTTGGGCAGCGTTGCCGCGCTGGAAAATCCGTATGCCGGGGCAATGTCGCGGTTGGGCAATGCCGCTGCCACGGCTTTCACCAGCGCATTCAAGACAGACTATATCGGCGGTTTTGCCGATGCCGTTTCCGGCGCTGCACAAAAGCGCGCCATGGATCGCCTTGCCGAGGAGAACAAAAAGGGCGGCGCGAAAGCGGGCAAGGCTGGCGGCGATGCTGCTGGCGAGGCTTACCAAAAGGCCATGCTCAAGTGGGTGGAAGAAACCGCGCAAGACCTCGTGAACATGACCGCCAAACTCATGGTCGACGCGGGTAAGCAGGCAACCCTGGATTTCAAATGGGACAGCGCCCATATCTTTGACGACCAGCGCGAAGCCGCCGCGAAGGCGGGTGAGGCGGTCCATGATTATCGGGTAAAGCAGGCCGCGTTCAATGACGAACTGGAGCGCCTGAAAGAACTGGCCGGGTCAATCGATCTGGGCGAGGTGTTCGGGCGCGGTGGATCGGCCATCGAAAGCATGTCCAAGTCGATGGACCGGCTGGCGGAATCGCAGACGCAATATCTGCTGGCGATGCAGCGCGCCGAAGAATTGACCGGCGATGACAAGATTAAGGCGCGCACCAAGGCTGAAAGGGCCTACTCCGACGCCAAGCTGCATGGCACGGTGGCCATCCTCGGCGCGACCAAGAACCTGTTTAATGAGCAGTCAGCCGGTTACAAGGCCATTGAGATTGCCGAAAAGGCAGCGGCGGCTGTCGCGGCTGTCCGCACCGGCATTCATGTTGCGCAGGGCGCGGCCAAAATATTCGCATCGCTCGGGCCGTGGGCCTTCCCGGTGGTCGCGGCAATGATGGGCGTGATGGCTGGCCTTGGGTTCAGCGGCGGTGGCGGTTCTGCCTCACCAAATATCCCCACCGCCGAGCAAATGCAGGCATCGCAGGGCACCGGCACTGTGCTGGGCGACAGCAGCGCCAAGAGCCAGAGCATCGGCAATTCGCTCGAATTGATGCTGGCCAATACCAACAAGGATCTGGAATTCTCCAGCGCGCAGGTCAATTATCTGCGGTCAATCAATGACGGCATCGCGGGCCTGACCAATGCGCTTGCCCGGCAGCTTGGGCTTGGCTCCAGCGGCGCATTCTCGACCACCAGCCTTGGCCTTGGCTCGACTGGTAGCAGCGGCATTCTCGGGGCGCTGTTCGGCTCGACCACAACGCGCACGCTGGTTGACCAAGGCGTCAAGATTTTCACGGGTGTTCTGGCAGAGGTCGCCAGCGGGGTCAGTGCGGCGGCTTACAATGTCGTCAAGGAAACCACGACCAAGAAGTTTCTTGGCGTCACCGTGTCGTCAAAGTCGAGCTACACCACGACCGAGAACCCGCTGGATGCCGGTGTGGAACGCCAGATCGGGCTGGTGTTCGCCAATATCCGCGACAGCGTGATCGGCGCGGCCAAGACCTTCGGGCTGGACGTTACCGATTACGTCAACGCAATCAACACCGAAATCACGATCAGCTTGCAGGGGCTAAAAGGCGACGAAATCGGCGCAGAGATCGAAGCGGTGTTCTCTGCCTTTGCCGACAAGCTGGCGTGGCAGGCGGGGCAAGTCGGCCTTAGTCTGGAGGAATTCCAGCAGGCGGGCGAAGGGCTTTACCAGACGCTTATGCGCGTGGTGAAGAACTTCACCAGCGTTCAGGTGGCGCTGTCATCGATTGGCCAGAGCTTCTCTATTCTGGCTGACGTTTCTGGCAACGGCTTCTCCAATAAGATCGCGGGCAGCGAGAATCTGATCAGCCTGTTCGGCGGGCTGGACAGCTTCATCGAAAGCATCGGCTCCTATCAGGACAAGTTCCTGACCGAAGCCGAGCGCATGGCTCCGGTGATCGAAGCTGTGCAGCGTGAAATGAACAATCTCGGGCTGGCATCGGTCACCACGAATGACCAGTTCAAGGCGGTGGTCCAAGGCCTGAACCTGAACACCACAGCAGGGCAGGAACTGTTCGCCCGCCTGCTGACCGTTGCGCCTGCTTTTGCGAAGGTGACCGAATATCTCGGCGGCTTGGATGAGGCGATGGTAGCCACCGGCAAGTCGGCAGCGGAACTTGCAGCCATCGCCAAGGATCGCCGGGCGCTCGAAATCGAATTGATGACAGCCATGGGCGACACGGCGGGCGCTCTGGCAGCGCAGCGTGCCGATCAGCTCGCCGCGATGGACGAAAGCAACCGTGCGATCCGTCAGCAGATTTGGGTGCTGAATGATGCTGCCGAGGCCGAAAAGGTGCTGGCTGATGCCCGCGCTGAAGCCACCGCTTATGCGCTGTCTGTCGCCAAAGAACGCCGCGCGCTCGAAATCGAATATCTGGAAGCCACCGGCCATGCGCAAGAGGCGCTGAATGCCCGCCGCATGGATGAAGTCGCTACGCTGGATGCCAGCCTGCTCGGGCTGAAATTCAACATCTGGGCGCTACAGGATTCGGCAGCGGCAGCAAAGGAAGCCGCAGACGCCGAAAAGGCGCGGTCCGATGCCGCCGCAGCCGCTGCCGCCGAAGCGCAGCGCGTTGCCGACGAACTGCTTGCCCAAGCCAAGACGATTGCCGATCAGCGCCGCTCTATCGAAATCGAGCTTATGGAGGCGCTGGGCAATGCTTCCGGCGCTCTTGCTGCTCGCCGCGCCGATGAACTGGCCGCGCTCGACGCATCGAACCGCGCCATCAAACAGCAGGTCTATGACGCGCAGGACGCCGCAACCGCCGCACAGGCGCTGGCAGAGGCAACCCGTGCGCAGGCCGAAGCCGCCAAGCAGACCGAGGATGCCATTGCACAGGCGCTTGCCCGTCAGCTTGAACTGGACAAGACGGCGCGCAGCATGACCGCCGACCTGCTCGACCTGCAGGGCAATGCAGCGGGCGCTCTGGCAATCCGCCGCCAGCTCGAACTGGAAGCGATGGACGCCAGCCTGCGGCCCTTGAAAGAACTGATCTATCAGTTGACCGATGCCAAGACCGCCGCCGAAGCCTTGGCAGCGGCGCAGGCCGAAGCCGCCAAGGTGGCGAAGGATGCAGCGGATGAATCCGCCCGCACGGCAAAGGAACTGGCTGACAGGCTCGCCGCCATTGCGCAGGAACGCGCCAGCCTTGAAATCCGCTATCTGGAGGCGATTGGCGACACGGCGGGCGCAACCGCGATGAAGCGAGCGCAGGAGCTTGCCGCAACCGACGACAGCAACCGCGCCCTGTTGCAGATGATCTACACCGCAGAGGATGCTGCCGCTGCGATTGGCGGCGTGTCGAATGCGCTGGACATTCTCAAGGAAGCCGCAGACCTGCAAATCCGCTTGCTGGAAGCGCAGGGCAACACCGCCGCCGCGACCGCTCTAAAGCGGCAGGCCGAAATCGCGGCCACGGCAGAGGCCAATCGCGCTCTGTTGCTGCAAATCTACGCGACCGAAGATGCCGCCGCCGCCGCCAAGTCGCTGGCAGACGCACAGGCAGAGGCCGCACGGATCGCCGCCGATGCGCAGGCCGAAGCACAGCGCTTGGCGAATGAGCAAGCCCAAGCCGCTGCCGCCCTGGCTGAAAAGCGCGCCGGTCTGGAAATCGAATTGATGCGGGCGCTCGGCAATGAAAGCGCCGCGCTTGCTGCACAGCGCCAACTGGAACTGGCCGCACTTGATCCCTCGCTGGTCGCCCTGCAACAGCAGGTATGGGCCGCACAGGATGCCACCGCTGCCAATGCCGAACTGGCACAACATCAGGCCGATGCCGCCGATGCCGCCAAGGTGCTGTCCGACGCGACAAACGACATGACGCTGCGCTTGCTGGATGCCCAAGGCCGCACCGCCGAAGCCACCGCGATGCGCCGCGCTCTGGAAATGGCGGCAACCGATGCCAGCCTTCGCGGGATGCTGGCACAGGTCTATGCCGCAGAGGACGCGACGGCAGCGCAGGAAGCCTATACGGCGGCGCTGGAAGAAACGACCAGCCGGATTGCCGATGCGCGCTCTGCCCTGTCTGACGCCTATGACCGCGAGGCCGGGGCAATCAAGGATGTGCATGATCGCTTTGCCGGGTTCGCCGCCACCTTGCGCGAATTCCGCAATAGCCTTGGCAGCGATGCGGCGTTCGGCAACACATACCGCAATGCGCAGGTGGCCTTCATCAAGGCGTCTGCGCTGGCAGGCACCGGCAACGAGGCTGGCCTTGCCGGTCTGCCCGATGCTGCCCGCGCCTTCCTCGACGCAAGCAAGTCCAGCGCATCCAGCCTGACGCAATATCAGCGCGATGTTGCCGCCGTCGCCCGGGCGCTCGACACGGCTATCGGGGCTGCCGATGCGGCGGTGGATTATCAGTCGCTGCAATTGGCCGCGCTCGATCGCTCGGTTGCAGGCCTGATCGAAGTCAATCAGTCGGTGCTGTCGGTGCATGATGCCATTGCCGCGCTCGAAAGCGCGCTGACTGGCGAGGCTGCCCCTGCCATCCCGGTGGCGATTGTGCCGGTGTCTGGTGGCTCGATTGTCAGCAGCGACACCGTGACCCAAAGCAACGCCGATCTGCGCTCCGAAATGGCCGCTATGCGCGCCGATCTGAATGCCGCCTTGCTGGCGATTGCCCAGAACACGGGCGACAGCGCCCGCCTGCAAAAGCGGTGGGATCGCGGCAACGCCATGGCGATCACCGCCGATGCTGATCAGCCTGTTCCGACTGAGGTGACCGCATGAGAATTATTCGGCCCTTCACGGTTGACGATACCAGCTTCACCAGCAGCACTGTGTCAGAGGCGTCCCCGGCTGCGTGGAACAGCGGCACGACCTATGCGATGGCCGATACCGTGTCGCTCAATCACCGGATCTACGAGAGCCTGCAAGCGGGCAATCTCAACAAAGACCCGGCAACAGAAACCGCATGGTGGCTCGACACCGGCCCGACAAACCGCTGGGCGATGTTCGACAACGTGATGGGCACCGTCACCAGCGATGCCGACGAAATTGTTGTCGTGATCGATACGACCAGCCGGATCACATCGGTGGCGCTTCTCAATGTTTCAGGCGCAAGCGAGGTGACTGTCCTCGTCGAAAGCGGGGCGACCGAGGTTTATAACCAGACCCATACGTTCGTTTCATCGTTCGGCATTGATGACTGGTATCAGTATTTCTTTGCGCCGATTGACCGCAAGGCGAACCTCGTCATCACCGATATCCCGCCATATGGCGCGGTGACTGTTACGGTCACGGTGACCGGCACAGGGTCGACGGTGGGCGTGGGCAATCTGATCCTTGGGCTCGACCGGGAAATCGGCTCGACCGTCTACGGCGCATCGCTCGGCATCGTCGATTATTCGACCAAGACAGCCGATGCATGGGGCAACTATTCGATCACCGAGCGCGCCTATTCGAGTAAGGGGCGCTTCACCGTCTGGATCGATAATACAGATATCGACAACACCATGTTGTTGCTGGCGACATATCGCGCCACGCCTGTTGTGTGGTATGGGGCCGATGACTATGCTAGTACGGCATTGTTCGGCTTTTATAGGGAGGCTGATATTTCTATTGCCTATCCTACGCAATCAATTCTCACAATCGACATTGAAGGGCTGACCTGATGACCCTGCCGACGATTTCCGCCGCGCCCACTTTCCCGCAGAGACTGGTTGATACCGGGGACGCTTTTGTCACCAAGGCCGACGCTGCGAACCTGTGGCTGGAAGGTCTGCCGACCGAACTGAACGCCATGGCGACGGCGCTGGCGACAACCTACACTGCCGATAATTTCCTCGCCACATCGTCAACATCGTTGGCCATCACGGTTGCCAGCAAGACCTTTACAATCGAAACGGGCCGGATTTTCCAGCTTGGCCAGTTTGTCATCGCGGCATCGGCAGCGAACCCTGCCAACTATATGTTCGGGCAGGTGACGGCGCACAACAGCAGCACCGGCTCACTGACGGTTGATGTGCTGGCAATCGGCGGCTCCGGCACAAAAACCGACTGGCTGATCTCATTGGCAGGGCCAAGGGGTGCGGCGGGAACGAATGGAACAAACGGCGTTGATGCCCCGCAATGGGCGACTATCGCATCGCAGAACACCACCAGCGGCACCAGCGTGTCATTTACGTCCATCGCGGCGACTTATCGCAATCTGTGTTTGGTGTTCAACGGGGTGTCAGGGACCGCCACGGGCGCGATGCAAATTGAGTTTTCGCACAACGGCTCAAGCTGGTCATCTGTGCTATCGGTATATAGCAGCACATCCGCCGCAAATACCTATTACGGTGGCATCTTCATTCCAGATTATGCCAATACCACAGGCGGCTTGTGCGTGGTGGGCCTAGCCAATCTTTCGTCTGCACCATCCGCTGCAACTAACTCGGCTTCAATAAATGGCATCGCCCGCCGCGTTGCAGGCGTTCAGGCGATCAGGATTAGCCTCACATCGTTTGATGCTGGGTCCATTGATCTGAGGGCCTGCTAATGGCTGTCCCGTCCATCGCCACATGCCCTGCCGCACCAAACCGGCTAACCGATGCGGAAGCGGCGTGGATCACCGCGAGCGATACGTTTTTTGCCTATATGGGCGGGATCGACGACACCTATAACACCTATGCGACAAGCCGCGCCGCTGCGATGCTCACCGATGGCTTTATCGGATCATCATCAACGTCTTTCGCCATCGGCACCGGGTCAAAGGCCTTTACCGTTTCGGCATTGCTGCAATTTGCGGCGAATGACTATGTGGCCATCGCCAGTGCGGCCAATCCTGCCAACTATATGTTTGGTCAGGTCACCAGTTATTCCGGCACAACCTTGACCGTCAACGTCACCGGCACGGGAGGCAGCGGCACCAAGACTGACTGGATCATCGCGCTGTCGAAAGTCACGGGCGAGGCCGGGGCAAATGGCACCAATGGGACGGATGGCAGCAAGGGTGACTGGACGACATTGGCCACCACTGCCGCAAGCGGCGCGTCAGTAACCTTTAGCAGCATTTCATCCGCCTATCGGGACTTGGAAATCATCTTCGATGCGGTGTCTGGCAGTTCCGCCGCTACATTTTCAATCCTCGCTTCGGCGGATGGCGGAAGCACCACGGCCAGCAATACCGTGACCTCCTTTGGTGGCGGGTCAGATACCGTCACCGGGGAAATGTTATTTATCGATTACAATTTTGCAAACGGCATAGCCATCGTCTCGGGCATGAACCTCGGGGCCGCCCCCACAGCAACATCTTACGGCGCTAATCCCGGTCTGGCGCGGCGCATGGGCGGCGCGATCAACTGGTTGCAGGCAACCGTTTCCGCAGGGACTTTTGACAGCGGCAACTTCATTTTGAGGGCACGATAATGACCAGAAAGATATTCGACTGCGCACTTGGGCGCGAACTGACCGATGAAGAAGCGGACGAAATGTTCCCGATCGTGCCGGTTCCGTTGGCCGATCAGAAGGCAATCAAGTGGACCGAAACCAAGGGCCGACGCGATATGGCAATCGACGCGGGCGTGACGGTCGCGGGCATCGGCACTTTCGATAGCGATGCGACCAGTCGGGCCAATATCAACGGTGCGGTGACCATGGCGCTGATCGCACAGAGCGCGGGCGCTCCGTTTTCGATCACATGGAAGCTGGCAGATAACACCATCGCCATGATGAACGCGGCGCAAATGATCGCGGTCGGTGTCGCGGTGGGGCAGCATGTCGCGCTGTGCCATGCCAACGCGCAAAGCCTCGGCGTGGCGATCACCGGTGCATCGGATGAAGCGGCGCTATCAGCAGTCAACGTCAATGCAGGATGGCCAGCCTGATGTTGAAATTCCGCAAACGGGTTCCAAGCACTGTCACCGCTCCGGCGGCTGAACTGCTGCGCCTGTTTGTTGACGACAACGGTGATTTTCAGGTCATGGACGATACCGGGGCGACCGTGCCGCTGGTATCGGCAGGCGCGGCGACATGGGGCGGGATCACCGGCACCTTGTCATCGCAGACCGATCTGAACTCGGCGCTAGGGGCCAAGCAGGACACGCTTGTCTCGGCCACCAATATCAAGACCGTCAACGGATCAACGATACTCGGCTCTGGTAATCTGGTGGTCGGCGGGACGCTGGCCGATGGCGACTATGGCGATATCACCGTTTCGGGTTCGGGAACGGTGTTCAATCTCGATGCGGGCGTGGTCGGCACCACCGAGATAGCAGACGACGCGGTGACGCTGGCCAAGATGGCCAATATGGCAACCGCCTCGCTGCTGGGCCGCTCGACAGCGGGCACGGGCGATCCCGAGGTATTGAGCGCCGCAACGGCCCGGACCCTGCTGAACGTGGCGGACGGTGCGACCGCCAACACCGGCACTGTCACCAGCGTGGCGCTTTCCGCGCCTACCGGCCTAACTGTAGGCGGCTCTCCGGTCACAACTACCGGCACCTTGGCCCTGACTTTGACGGCGGGATATATGATCCCGACCAGTGCGGACGTTGGTAACGGCGTTACTGCATTCGGATGGGGCAACCATGCCAGCGCGGGCTATCAGGCTGGCGATGCCATGCTGACCGATATTTCGGCGCTGGCTGACCCTAATGCGGATAGGTTGCTTTTCTGGGACGACAGCGCGGGCGCGATCACTTGGCTGACGCTCGGCACCAATCTTTCAATCAGCGGCACCACGATTAATGCAAGCGGCGGTGGCGGTGGGCTGACCTACTGGACGGAAGCCGAGAGCATCAGCGCGCCTAACGGGACGGTCTACGCAAACAGTCTGACAGCCACCAGTGGGGCGACAAATGCCGACGCGGTGTTCGGCCCGAAAGGCACGGGCGCGTTCCAGTTGCAGGTTGCAGATAATACCAATACTGGCGGGAACAAGCGCGGCGACTATGCGGTCGATTTGCAGACAAACCGGAACGATGCGGCGCAAGTTGCGTCTGGTGTGTCGGCTTTTGCTGCGGGTTATGCCAATACCGCATCTGGCGACTATTCAGTGGCATCCGGCTCAAATAATATATCCAGTGGTTCCGGTTCCGTGGCGATGGGAATTGGCAATACATCAAGTGGCACCAGATCGGTCACTTTTGGTTCTTATTGCACGGCATCTGCAGCAAATTCCATTGCAATGGGCGGCGGTGCGGTTTCGGATGCAATCGGTTCTGTCGCCCTAGGCGTTGCGGACACCAGAGGTGTAAAAGGTGTGGTGAAATGGTCTGGCTATGCCGCGTCCAAGCAATCCGGCGAGTATGGCCTAGTTGCCACCACAGCCGATGCTACGCCCAAAGTGGCCACGACGATGGGCGGCGCGGCGGCA